TGGCATGGAATCGCCACGACGGCCTCCCGTCGTGATTAGCGGGCGACCGTAAGAACGCCCTGCCCACGGATGGCGTCGTTCGTCGCCAGCGTCAGCGTCGAACTCTGCACGGTGTAATAGCTCGCCGAGGAGCCACCGACCAGCGTCGAACCGGCAACGGTGATCTTGTAGGTGCCGGTCGCGCCGTCCGAGATGACGATTTTCCCGAGGTAGTCGAACGTCACCTGCCGACCCGAGCCGCCGTCTTCAGCGGGCAGCACAAGCGGGGGCGTGAGCCTTGCAGCCAATTCGCCGGTGGTCTGGCCAAGGTGTGCCACGTCGATCTGCGTGTTGGCAGCCGCACCAGGGTCAGTGTTCGCCAGCACGATGTTCGTGACGACATACGTCGTGGCGCCGAGCGTGAGGGTCGTTCCAGAGCCAGCAACTGCGGTATCGTGCGGAGTCGAGAATGACACTGGTCAAGTCTCCTGCCAGAGAATGGTGTAGGTCTGCGTCACGCTGTAGACGGGCGGCAGGTCGCCGCCGGCCAGTTGAACGAACCCGTCGCTCTCGTTGAGCAGCGACACGTTGCGAACTGAAATCCAGTTTCCCAACGCCCCCCCAAAACCATCCAGTGTTTCCCGGCAGCGGTCGGCAAGCTCCCTTACTCCCTCGTAGGTCGTGTCGTACATATCCACCGCCAGCGTCACGTTGGCGATGCCAGACGGGCCGGAAAGCGTCGCCTCCCGCTGCACCCCCTGCCGCCGCCAGGTCAGGAACGGGATCGCCGCCGACGCCGGGGCAATCACCGGATACACCCGGTCACCGATCAGTTCGGCCACCAGGGGCGAGGATGCCAGGGCTGCGGCAATCAGCCGCTCGGGGGATTTGACGCTCATTCGCCAATTACTCCTGACGCCGACCGGGCCAGGGTGCTGACGGCCTGCTCCAGCGACAGCCGCAGTTCCCGCTGGAGGATTTCCGCCACGGTCGGCTGGGTCTGATCCCAGGCGGTCTTGAGCGGCGGGGCGCCGCTGCCGCCGGGCTGCATGGCGGGAATCGTGATCGGCGTCTTTGATTTCTTGAAAAACGCTCGCGGCGAACCGGGCTCGGTCTGCACGCGGCCATCATCCGTGCGAATCATCTTGAACGGGCCGAGCCGGTTGTAGCTCGACGCGATGTATCCGCCTTGCCCCTTCTGGACGATGTGCGGGCGAACCTCGACCGCCGGGCGACCCTTGATGCGACGCAGATGCCCTTTTCGCCCATAGGGCTTGTTGGACAGCGTCATCACCTGACGGGGCTTCGTCCCCTCTTCAAGCCACCACTGATGAAACGCCCGGTCAGGCCCGGTACGCACGGCACCGCCGGCCGCACTCTCCGAACGCTCCTGCCCGGCCCGTCGAAAGCCGATGAGCCCAACGGCGGTGCCGCTCTTCGTGTAGGTCTTCACCTTCTTCGCCACCGCCCGCCGCAGGTTCCCCGTTGGGCCGATGGGCGTGAGTTGCTGCAGCCGCTGGTACGCGGGCTCGATTGCCTTCTCCAGTGCCGCCTTCAAGATGCGGGCCTTGTCGGCAGGAGAGAACAGCCGACCGATAGCCTGCTGCAGTTCCCGCAGTTCGGCCATCTCAGCGGTGATTTCGATGCCTGCGGTTGCCATCAGTCCACCCGCTCCGTGCAAAGAATCTCATGCTCGCTGCGGTTGCCATGCTCGAGGAGCGTCGTGATCTCCAGCAGCCGACCACGCCACGAAATCCGCATGGATTGCGTCAGCCCGGTGACGTACCGCAGCCGCACGCGGTGCGTGAGTTCCGTCTGCTGCTGCCCCGACAACAGCAGCTCGCGGGACGAAAGCCCTTCGACGCTCGCCCACCGTTCGGTGAACGTGGCCCACTCCAGGGTTGTTTCGCCCAGCGTGTTGCGCCGCTCGGTCGCGGATTGAATTGTCACCCGCTCGCGGAGCCGCCCGGGATCAAGAGCCATACAACACCAGCGTGTACGCCGCCGTGCCAGCCGTGCCCATCACGTTGATCGAAAACGACGCCGTCTCCACCGCCTCCGACACGGCTACCTGCCCAGCCCGCGAGTAGATCGTCCAATCGTTTTCGCCGCAGCCGCCCGAGCCGTCGCACGCGACCATTGCCGCGCCGGTCGCGGAAAACGCCACGCGAGAGACGCTCGCAAACGAGACGAGGCTGCCAGCCGCATTGCGATAGGTAGTCGGGGCGACCGGCACGCTCACGACCGCCGTGCCGCAGGTGCCAGACACGACGGCCACTTTTCCGGCGTCATATTCGGTGGCGTGCTGGAGCGTGATCGTTTTCAGCGACTTCGCCCCGCCGGCCACCGTCGAATCGGTGAACAGCACGTCGATGCCGAATCGCCCTTTAACGTCGCTCATCGGTAAGACCCCCACTTCGCCGAATCGAGCAACGCTTTCACGCCGAACGGAATCTCCGACAGACTCACGGCGTCAGCCGCCATCCGCCGCTCGTACCACATGCCCACCAGCCAGAGGATCGCGTTCTTGAACCGCTGTTCCACGCCCGAGCCATCCGCGCTCTTGCCGCCCCACCACGTCACGGTCACGGCGTTGTAGTCGAGGAGATGGCTGGGCCAGGAGCCGTTGTAGGGCGTCCGCAGCACGCCAGGCATCGAAGCGCGATCCACGCGGTAGGCCGTGGTCGAAAGCACCGCCGTCGATTGGTTCTCCAGCGTGTAGGTGACGCTCACCGCCGTGGCCGTGCCAGCCGAAGCCATCGGCGGACGCGGCAACTCGATCTCGCCCGGGAACGCATCGAGTGTCATGCGGTACTGCGTATGCACGAGCGTCTCGTCACAGTACGCCTCGCACCACTCACGAGCCGCCGTGATGTATGCCTGGATCAAGGCATCGTCGGTGTTCGTGTCAACTCGGCAGTGAGCCTTGGCCTCGGCGAGCGTGACGGGCTCAACCGCTGGCGGCGTCAGTGTGGTCAGGCTTCTGTATCGCACGCGGCGGCCGTCCTCGTCTTCGTGGTGTGGCGTCGGCCCGCTCAACGTCGTGATCGACCGATGCCGTCTCGATCAGGTCCATCTGCTGCTCGCGGACGGCGATGCCATCACGGATGAGCCGCTGTGCCGTCTCGTCTTCGCAGTCAATCACCGTGCCGACCGTATAGGTCGAGTAGTTCGTCGCTAGTTTGATTTTCACGATTTGGTCACGCTCCATGCAGTTTTCGGACGCCCGTTGGCGTTGTAGTCGCCCACGTACTGAAACACCGGGGCTTGCAGGTCTTTGCCCGGCCAGACCGCCACCCACTCGCCGTGCCCGATGGACACGCGAGGCGAGACGTAGAGGCGGTTGCCGCCACGCTTGAATTGCTTCCAGAAAAATATGTCAGAATCGCATCTGCCGTCCCCGTACTCCCCCTTGTCATTTGGTTGGTCTTGGAACCACGGTTTCGGGGTCCGCTTGAGTGCCTTCGTGGAAATCAGCGTGCAGCCGAAATGGGCCGAGTCCACCTCCTGCACGGGCTCGGCAAACCACGACATGGGCAACTCCGTCGCCCCGCCAGCCGGAGGTTTCTCCAACGTGCCGGGCAGCGTGAACATCGGGCGGCCGTCCTCACGCTTCACCTGGAGCGGGGCCAGGGCGTCGCACTGAAACGCCATCGCGAGGGCGACGAGTTCAGAGACCTCACGGTGCCCCCAGAACGAATCCATGTCGGTCGTGAGGATGTATTCCGTCGAATCGACGAACTGCTCCATCGACCGCTGAAGCACCTGTCCCCAGAGCGCCCCCTGCCCGAGCGTCGGGCGGATGCCGAGCGGCATGAGGGCCTGAGCCCAGCCGAACACGTTCGCAAGCGGGCCGAATCGCGGGCCGCTCATCACGCACTCGATCCGGACGTCAACATCCGTGCTGCCGACTTTGACGATCATGGAGTCCTCAAAAACAGAGATGGCGGGAGCAGCGAACGCCACTCCCGCCATCTACTGTGTCGAGTCTGTCAAGTCGCTCAGCCGGAATACTTCGCCAGGGCACCCATCTCGGAAGCCGAGTCGGGGCCAACCTCGCCCTTGCTCAGACGAGCCACGATGGTCGTGGCGAGCGCCGTTGCAGGGGTCGCGTCAACCTTGACGTACCGGCCCTTGCCACGCAGGTCGATGTCAAGCCGAACCACCGACGGCTGCGCGGTCACGGCAGCCGACGCGGCAGGCGCGGCCACCGTGTAGATCGAACTGCCAGCCGTGGTCGTCTCGCCGCCCGAGAGCGTCAAGACGTTCAGGATGGAAGCCGCCGTATTCGCAGGCGTGGTCGAAACCGCCACGATCACGTCTACACTGGCGTAGGCGTAGCCCAGCGTGTCGATGGTCAGGGTAGCGGTAGCCGCCGCCGACGTGACGGTAGTACCGACAACCGTCTTGGTGTTCTCGATGAAGTTCACTGGTTTCTTCTCCTAGAAGGTC